TACAACAAAATAATCTCTGATCCAACTCTCAAGGGGATGTATCAGCAAGCCAAGTCAGCCTATGCCCAAATGACTGTCTATGAGATCGATGACATCCGGAAGAAGCTGGAGATGGGTCAGATTGATCCAGCGTCTGCTAAGACCGTGATCAATGCCAAGCAATGGGTGGCTGAGAAGTATTCACCCGTTGATTTCGGACAGCAACAAAACATCAACATGGTTGTCCAGGATGCGACTCAGATGCACTTGAATGCGCTCCAGGACCGGATGAAGAAGAACGCAATCAACATCACTCCAGAGCCGAAGAAACTGGATGCAGAAGAACTTTAGGCTGGTCCTGAACCTGGAACAACTGGATGCACTTGATGACATCCTGGACATGATTGTGGATCTTCGGAAGGCGAAGGTCATACAGCCCGATCACCTTCGGGGAATTGATATGGGCAAGGTCAAAGAGATCACGGAGATGGTCCATCAACGTCAGCAACTGGTTCTTAGGATGAGCGACCAGTCATGGGTGGAACAGACCCGTAGTGAAGAGTATGAAGCGAAACCACAATATGATCCTCAGATGAGGTACACCGAAAATGAAGGATGAACAATGGGTGAATGCAATAGGAGTAAAAATGCAGGAAGGTGATCAGTTCAGAGTCTTAGTGAAGCGCATGAGGGAAGTCCAGAAACAATACTTCAAACACCGAAGTCCTGATCTGTTGATACGATGCAGGGAGTTGGAGAAGAAAGTGGATTTATGGCTCAATGAACAGACCATGATGAAGTTTGACCTGGAATGACACTGGAAGAACTGGAAGCGGAATATCTGGGGGTATCACCGGAGTGCCTGTATTCCATCAGGCACCATGAACGATGGGGCTACAGAGTTCTACGGTATGGTGAACAACGAAAGAAGAAGAGGAAGAAAGCAGTGAGGTTACGGGGGAATAAGTATGTGAAGCTGGGAGGATTGTGGGGGTGAGTGAGTTCAGACGCACCTTTGCACCAGAACTCAGCCGTGCCTATGCGCCCGTTCATATTATGTAAACTTATGCCAAGCAATCACCACATGACAACACCAGATGAACCGTGATGCTTCGGATATGCAACAATTTCAACGGGTTCCCCAAGTCGATCAAGTGGTTGATCACCACTGGAGGGGGGTGAACCTTCGGGCTTTTCCAGGTGGAAGGCCCATTTCTGAGGGAGGGGGAGGGTTTAGCCCCCCCGTCCTCCATTTACGGGGGGTGGCATATGTCCTACCCCACACACATCATCCTGAAAGGCAATATGTCCAACGACCAACTAATCCGTGCGATCCGTTTGGCCCAGTCCTACCTGAATGCGATGCCTGAGTCTCACATTGACTCCTTCATCACGGAGGGAATCCGTGGCGCAAAGAATGCGCTCAATGAGGTCTCTCCGATCCCTACCCCACGTTTTGCTTATTATGAGCGTGAAGAACTACAGACCTGACCAAAAGACTCTGAATGACATCAAACATCAAATCCGGTCACACGGCTCCAGTCTCACAAAATGTGATTCCGTTGTGGACGCAACCCGACTTACCAATTGGCTCCAGGAGTGTATGCCCCCAGAAAAGTATGGAGTCCTCCAGCTTCCAGAACCCAGAAACAGAGAAGTCAACATCTACCTCTGGCACACCGTCCGTGAGTTTGAGTCTAGCTGAGATCCAGATTGGGGCGATGGTCGGGATTCAGCGTCAGATCCGTGAGATTGGAAAGTCTGAGGACCGGAAGAAGATCCTGGAGGTTTATATGCGGAGACACAATGATCCTTCGTCTGAGGGGCTTTGGAGCAATGCGGTTGAGGGAGCATTGGGGGAGTTAGCAGTGTCGAAGTGTCTGAACCAGTATCACACGGGAATGACCAGCCATTGGGGTACGGATGTAGGCCGGAACATTGAGGTCCGTACCCGTCGGAAGTCGAACTATCAGTTGTTCATTAAATCAACTGACAAGGATTTCCATTTTTATGTCCTGGTCACTGGCAGTTTTGGTGAGTATGTCATCCAGGGGTTCATGCCTTCCAGTTATGCCTTCACACGCAAAGATTGGTTCCATGATAACAATGGGACAACAAACAGGGCATTTTGGATTCCGAATCATCAATTAAAACCAATCTCAGAACTTATGGAACCATGAAAAAATTAATCCTGGTCCTCTTTTTTACGGCATCATCATTGTTTGCTGATAACTTTACGGGGACATACAACACCAACCACATTAGGACCATGTGGTCAGTCTGTTTTGAAACGACCATGAAGCGAAATCCTGGGGTTGATCCGTTTTTTGAGGTTGAGGTCTGCGACTGTATTTTGGACCTCACACGGGAACGGTTTTCTTTTGAGGATCTTTACTCCAGGGATAACAACACCCAATGGTTCATCCAGGCCACCCACTTATGCAGGACGGGAATCTATGGCAACCACGCTTTTCACTGAGTTCATTGACAAGTATTCAGATGACCCCGTCAGTTTTGTCAGGGACATTCTGGAGTGTGAACCGGACCCATGGCAAAGGGAACTTATGGAAGCCAGCCTTCCGAAGTGTGGGAACCCTAATTCTGGTCGAAGGCTTTGTGCAGTCAAGTCAGGTCATGGAGTCGGAAAATCGACTACGGCTTCCTGGATTGCACTCCATAACATCATCTGTCAATACCCCCAGAAGACGGTCCTGACGGCTCCGACATCGGCCCAGTTGTTTGATGCGCTTTTTGCGGAACTGAAGTCCCAGTTGAACAATCTTCCTCCGGCCCTGAAGAATCTGTTTGAGGTTTCCAGTGACCGGATTGTTTTGAAGGCTGACCCGTCTGGGAGCTTCATTTCGTGTCGTACTTCCAGGCCGGAATCTCCGGAATCGCTCCAGGGTATTCATAGCCCAAGGACGCTCCTGATTGCTGACGAAAGTAGCATAATTTCCAGTGCCACGTTTGAATCGGCTGGTGGATCTTTATCCTCTGAAAATGCGACTCTGATCCTCCTGGGGAACCCGACCAGACCGGAGGGATACTTCTATGATGCTTTTACACGGCTTGCCGACAAGTGGTGGCTCCGCACTGTTTCTTCAGAGGACTCTCCACGGGTCTCCAAGGACTTTGTGACAGAACTGGAGGACCGTTACGGTAGGGACAGCCAGACTTTCCGTATCCGTTGCCTTGGAGAGTTTCCTGAGACTTCTGAGGACACCCTGATCTCAAATGAAATCGTTGAAAGTGCAGTGACCCGTGATGTCGAACCGACTGGAGGTCGAACCATCTGGGGGCTGGACATCGCACGTTTTGGGACTGATAAATCAGCACTTTGCAAGCGTCAGGGAAACACGGTCCTGGAACCCATCAAATTCTGGTCGAATCAGGACACCATGGCGTTGACGGGCGCAGTCTACCAGGAATATGAAAAGGCACTCCAGGAGGGTGATGGTCCTGATGCTATTTGTGCAGATGTGGTCGGTTTGGGCGCATCAGTGTGTGACCGTGGCTCAGAGTTAGGAATGCCGATTGTCGGCATCAATACGGGGGAATCAGCGTCCCTGAACCAGATGTATAAAAATCTGAGGTGTGAATTGTGGCATCAGGCCAAGGAATGGTTTGAAGCACGGGACTGTAAAATACCCCGTGATAACCGTCTGATGTATGAATTATGCTCCCCACGGTATTCATTTGACTCCACCGGAAGGATCAAACTGGAAACGAAGGATGAAATGCGGAAACGGTTGGGAGGAAGGGGGTCACCGGACTTCGCTGACGCTTTTGTTCTGACCTTTGGTAGCGTGTCCGGTGTGTTGGCAGGGGCTAGTCGGCCCTGGAATCAGCCGTTGCGACGATCCGTTGGAGGGATTGTTTAGATTGCCATGACAGGGACTGATCTCCATTAAAGGGATACGGGAACAGATTGACACGGTCAGTCTTCACCAGATGATGGAGATACAACAGCGTCCAGGCGTATCCTGGAGTCCTTCGATCCCCGTCATCCCAGTGCTTCCATGTATTGTAGGAAACCCCAGTGGCTTTGCAGACCTCAGTCCGGCTGATGCCCAGTGCTTTCCGTATGTGTTTTAGGTCAGTCATTTTTCTCCTACTTCAGCCCATCCAAACATTGCTTCCATCAGGCCATTGATGGTATGTCCTGAACTGTTCAACCAGCCTGTTTTACGACCTTTGTTTCTATCAACTAATTTTCTGAATTCAACAAATTCCAAATCGGCTTCAGCTTTTTTGCCATAGGGCTTGAAATACTTTTCAACAATTCCTTCTTCATAATTGGTTGATACTGTTCTGTCCCTTAACTTTCTGGCAAGTTCGATTCTTTTGGAATCATTTGAATCATTAAAATTTTTCTTTTTCATAATTGCCTTTCTGAGTGTTTTTAGAGATTGGATATTTGTTTTTCTGCGTCGCTTCTCCTTTTTTTTAATTCAGACCGAATTAAGTTTAAGCGACGATCAAAGTATGCATCGATTTTGTCACCTCTATCACAAGCAAAGTGCAGTACCTCAGAAATATCAGATTCCTGTTTTTTTAAACTTTGCGTGTCCATGTCTTTGATTCTCATACTTGCCTTTCTGAAAATTCAATGGATCTGCCATCATCAGGTCTGGGAGATCATCCCCAGAACGACACCCCGAAGGGTGTTTCGGCTTAGAAGATTAAGTCATCATCCCCATGCCAAATTCGGATTTGCTCTGTAGCTTTATATTTTTGTTTCCAGGGTCCACTGAATAGATGGAACTCATCAGACTTAGTTTCTACAAATGCATACCATTTCCCGTCCCTTGGGTCTTGGAACCTAGAAAGCCTGACCCTTTCATTTTCAATAAATGATTCTTTTTGCCTTGGATGATTTTGGTATTGGATTGTTTCCATATTTGCCTTTCTGAAATTAATTAATTGATCAACCATGAGTACATAATAGATCCATTGGATCTGCTTGTCAACACTTTTTTTCAATTATTTTCACTTTTTTTTTATTTTCCCTCAGATCCATTCCAATCAGTGGCTTCTGATATACTGTCCCCATGGCAGAATATTCTGAAGACGCTGAGATCGAAGATTCGTTCGACGGCCCAGAGCCAATGGACGAAGTCGAATATCAGGGGTATGTAGGGTCTGCAATCAAAAGTGCAGTCGATTACATAGACCTTGAACTGGGTGAAGACCGTGCCGAAGCAACCGATCTTTATCGGGGTTCCTATGAAGGTGATGTTGACGTTGGTAGGAGCCGTGTTGTCTCTCATGATGTGAGGGACACGGTCCAACAGATTCTGCCCTCCCTCATGCGAATGTTTTTTGGCTCCAAGAGAGTCATTAATTTCGCCCCCCGTTCAGCCGAAGACCGCCTTATGGCTGAACAATGCTCCGATTATATCAATTACATTGTCACCGAAGAGACTGATTCCTTTAACACGTTCTATTCGGCATTCAAGGACGCACTGGTCCGACGCACCGGAATCCTGAAATTCTACTGGAAACAACACACGGAAGTCTGCACCAGCCGATACACGGGGCTGGACCAGCAACAGCTTGCGATCCTTGCAGGACAGGACGGTGTTGAAGCCGTTGAGATTGAAGAGACACAAGCCGAAGGACAGCCACCGGAAGTCAACGCCAGGATCAAGTACCGAAAAGAGGAAGGCAAAGTCGCTATTGAATGCTTGCCCCCTGAAGAGTTTCTGATCAACAGGGATGCAAGGTCGCTTGAGGACGCTACCATTGTCGCTCATCGGAGCATGGTCAGCGTCAGTGATTTGGTGGCAATGGGATACGACTACGAAGCCGTTTTGGAGGTTGCAGGGAACCAGTCAACCTTTGAAACAAACTCCGAATATTTAGCCAGATTTGATGATTCCTACAACCGTGGATCTGACAAACTGGATGACTCCAACAAAAAAGTCCTGACGATTGAAGCATACATCAAAATCGACAAGGACCAGGACGGCATTGCGGAACTCAGAAAAGTATTATGTCTGGGAACAGCCTATGAAGTTTTCAGTGATGAGCCATGTGACTACATTCCGTTTGTCACCCTGACCCCAGACCCTGAACCCCATGACTGGGGAGGACGGGGTTTTGGAGTCACTGACATCGTGAAAGATATCCAGCGCATCAAAACAAATGTGATGCGGAACGTATTGGATTCCCTCAGTTTCAGCTTAAATCCCAGAACAATCGTGCAGGAAAATGCCTGTAATATTGACGATGTTCTGAACCAGGAAATCGGGAGTATTATCCGTGTCCGAAACATGGGGTCCGTCCAACAGCTTCAACAGCCATTCGTAGGTGGGCAAGCCCTCCCAATCATTCAGCTATTGGATTCCACACTTGAGAAAAGGACAGGCATCACAAAAGCATCGGCTGGCACCGATGTAGAAAGCCTGATGTCAACAACCAGAGTCGCAATCGACACGGCTGTTAAGGCTTCTCAGGCGCACCTGGAACTCCTGGCAAGGATCTTTGCTGAGAACGGACTGAAGAAACTCTACAAGGGTGTTTTCCAGTTGGTGAAAAAATACCAGGACAAAGAAAAATTGGTCCGGCTTCGGAACCAATACATCCCCATCGATCCACGGCACTTCGATGCCATGATGGATGTCACCGTTGACATACCACTGGGAGGAGCATCTGATGCAGAACGTCAGGGATTCCTTCAAAGCATCGTCCAGAAACAGGAACAGATCCTCCAGCAACAGGGACCAGTCAACCCGTTGGTCAACCAGCAACAGTATTACCAGACCTTAGTTAAGACCCTGGAAAATGCTGGCTATGCTGACACCAGTCAATTCTTCAGCGATCCGGCACAATTTCAGCCACCTCCACCTCCAGAACCGAAACCGTCGGCTGAAGAAATCTATGCTCAGATTCAAAATCAAAAGATTGTCGCAGACATCGCAGAATCTGAAGCCCGTCTGAACCTGGACCGTGAAAAAATGATCCGTGAGGATGACCGCATCAGAGATCAGTTTGAAGCAGAACTTCAGTTGAAGATCAAGGAACTTGAAACCAAATATTCAACTAGCGTCGATCAGGCCACGATCCGTGGATTGATGGAACGGGAACGGGAGGAGGTGAGACAACAATCTCTGTTGCAACGGACCCAGATGCAACAGTCAGCGCAACCTCAACCTACGGTGACTGGGCCACCGGAAAATCCACTGAATTAAAATGGCATACGCCCATGAAATGTTAGCCACTGGTCAACATCTGAGTATTCACTTAATTGACAGCATTATCATCTTTGCCGTCGTTACGGGTGCATACTTCATAATTAAAAAGATGCGGAGCCATGGATAAAAATGAAGAAATCAAACGTGCGGAACGTGCGAAAGCATTAATGTCGGACCCGTTGATCGGGGAAATATTTAATGAACTGGAAGAAATCTATTTTAATTCATGGAAAGAAACCCAGCCGAAGGATACGGATGCCCGTGAAACAATGTGGCAACTCTTTTGGGCTGTAGGTGAATTGCGGAGACATATCAATGTTATAGTTTCCAGAGGTGAGTTTAATAAGAACCTCATCGAAAATGCGAAGAAGCGTAAGCGTTCTTAGAAATTTTTAACCTTTAACCCGTTGGAACAACCATGGAAACAGGACTCCAACAGGCTGAAAATGCCTTTTCACAGATGTTGTCCGGTGATGCCGATCAACAACAGCAAGTGGATGAAAACGAAGAGACTCCACCAGAAGAATATGGTGAGGTCGAAGAAGAGGGTGAAGCTGAAGAGTACGAAGCAGAGCCAACACCAGAACCTCAACGATACTCCGTTAATATAAACGGTGAACCGTCTGAGATAACTCTGGATGAAGCACTGGCTGGATATTCCAGACACGCTGATTACACCCGAAAGACTCAGGAGTTAGCGCAACAGCGTCAGGCTTTTGAGCAGGAACAGGAACAGTTGCGACAAGAACGGGCCATGCACCAGCAAGCCCTTCAACAGTTGCAACAAGTGCAGACCGAAGAACCAGAACCAGACTGGAACGCACTCTACGACCAAGACCCGTTAGAGTGGATGCGCCAGAAGGAACTTCGACGGGAACGACGGGAACAGCAACAACAGTTGCAACAACAGCAACAGATGTTGACACACCGTCAGGAGCAGGAGCGTCAGCAACAGTTTCAGGCTCAGTTGCAAGCAGAGCAACAGAACCTCACAAAACTGATTCCTGAATGGTCTGATCCAGAACGGATGGCATCTGAAAAGAATGCGATCCGTGAATATGCGCTGTCAATTGGGTGGACTCCCCAGGAGTTATCCCAAGTTTATGATAGCCGTGCCGTCGTTACCCTACGCAACGGAATGTTGCTGGCGAATATGCAGAAAACTGGGCAACAGAAGATGGCTCCAGGAACACCAACGATTGGTGCCGGAACACTTCCCCAGCAAGCACGGAAGGTAACCAGTTACACCCGTGCAAAACAGAAACTGGCAAAAACTGGGTCAATGAAGGATGCACAAGATGTTTTCAAACACATGCTAAATGCAGAAAAAAAGAGGTAAAAAATGGCAGTAGTAACCGGAAACATGTCTACCTATGACGCAACAGCGATCAGGGAAGATTTAAACAATGTAATTTCAAACCTTTCTCCAGAAGAACGACCCTTTATGGAGTCGATTGGTCGGAGGGATGTCAGCAATACCACATTTGAGTGGCAAGTTGAAGATTTGCCCAGCGTGGTGACCACGGCCCGTGAGGAAGGAGCGCAAGCAGAAAATGACGCTCACACCGCAACGGTCAGGGTTTCTAATGTAACCCAAATTTTGGCAAGAAACGCCACCGTTTCTGGAACCCAGTTGGCTGTAGATAATGCCGGAAAATCAGATGAAATGAGCCATCAAATGGCTATCATCTCAAGGGCATTAGCCAGAGATGTCGAAACCGTCCTGCTTGCAAACCAAGCAAAGGCTTCAGGATCTGATGGTTCCCCAACACGTTCCACGGCTGGAATGGGTGCATGGATCAAAACCAATGTATCCAAAGCGTCTGACGGCACGAACCCAACTGATGCAGTTGGAGGAGATCCCCGAAATGACGGCACCCAGGAAAACTTCACGGAAACCCGTTTGAAGGATGCCCTGAAGTTAGCTTACACCAATGCATCGGACCAACCTTCGATGATCATGACTGGACCCTATAATAAAGGTGTTTTGTCAGGGTTTTCCGGTAGAGCATCAGCCACTCAGGTCGTTGCCCTTCCAACGAAGGCCGATGAAGTGCAAGCGACGGTCAGCGTTTATATCGGGGACTTCGGAACATATAAGAGTGTAACGAACCGATTTCAGCGTGACCGTGATGTTTGGATCGTGAATCCTGAGTACGCCAAAGTCGCTTATCTAAGACCCTTTGAGCAAAAGGAAATTTCAATCGCAGGAGATGCTGAGAAGCGTCAAATCACGGTGGAATTTGGGTTAGAGTGTACGTCGGAAAAGGCCCACGCTTTAGTCGCAGATAACGACCTGAGTTAATGCCTAGACAAACGACGGTCCTTTCAAATAGTGGTGGCCTAACCAACATGGTCACCACTGAGGATGGTGACGGGACGGCGCACTTGCACTCCCAGCAAGACGTTCAACCCGTCATCGACTATTGCAAGGAACACCAGGAACGTGTCCGGCCCCATGAGGACTTCCGGCACGTTGCAGAATTACCGATGGTCATGGTCCAGAAGCTGATCGCTGAAGGGATCTGGGGAGACTCAAAGGCTCTACTCAAATGGTTGGATAAGCCTGAAAACAAACCTTTTAGGACGTATGCTGGAAGGTTGGTCTGATGTCTACAATAACGAACTTAGCAACCCTGAAGTCAAGCATTTCTGGGTGGCTCAATCGTTCTGATTTAGACGAATACATCCCCCAGTTTATCCAGTTAGCAGAGTCTGACTTCAACAACAGGCTCCGTACCCGTGAGATGATCAAACGGGCCACGGCAAGCCTTGCCACGGAGTATGTCCCGATTCCGGCTGGAATGCTTCAGATTAGAAACATCCAGCTAAACACGGACCCTCAACGGCTGTTGGAATACAAGACTCCAGAGGAGTTGGATGAGTTGGCATTGACCTACTCAACAGTAGGTCGGCCCGTCTATTTCACCCTCCTTGGTGAAGCGATCCAGGTAAAGCCAGCCCCTGATACGACCTACACGGTTGAGGTCGCATATTACAATGAAATTCCGGCTTTGACTGACTCAAATTCCAGCAACTGGTTATTGTCAAAATCCCCGAATATTTATCTTTATTCAGCCCTTTATCACTCAGCCAGTTTTCTGATGGCAGATGAAAGAATACCAGTCTGGGAACGGCTCATGAACACGGCAATTGAAACCCTGAACTATAGCGACCAACAGAGTAAATATTCTGGGGTCGCACCTAAAATCTCATTTTCCTCAGTAGGTTGATATGAGTTTCACGAATTTTTTAGAACAAAAAGTCCTGGAACACGTTTTCAGGAACGTCGCATATACCAGTCCAACAGCATTGTATGTGGGGCTATTCACCAGTACCCCGTCAGATTCGACGGCTGGGACTGAGGTCTCCGGTGGATCATATGCCCGACAAACCGTGGCATTCTCATTCACATCCGGTGACCCGTCCAGTGTGACGAACACGGCTCAAATTACTTTTCCGACCTCAACAGCATCCTGGGGGACAGTGACCCATGCCGGAATCTACGACGCACTGAGTAGTGGTAACTTCCTGGCGTTTGCGGAACTGACCCTGTCATCTGATTTTTCGACCAGCAATCCGAAGACGATTTCAACAGGAGATATTTTCAGAATCAGTGCCGGAAACCTTCAGGTACGGCTGACTTGAAATGTCCTATGGGCTGGGTGCATGGGGTTCAGGAAACTTCGGAACTTCTGGAGAATTCGGTGCCGTTATTTCGACCAGTACCACACGGATCGGGAACTATGCCGAATATCTTCCAGGATTCCGATCGAGTGATACTTCGACCATGGTCGTTGGCCCTACTGTTGAAGCAACCGGAACCGACTTGGGAGTCAGAGGAACTGAGCTATCAGCCATGAAATCTGCTTGCAGAGCCAGTTTCATTTCAGGACTCCGTTCCGATGAAGGAACAACATCAGTGTCCTCCGGCCTTATTTTGTGGCAGGGGGTTACAGACCCAACAGGAACCTGGACTGACATCACAGACACGATATAGGTAAAACTTATGGCAGACACTACAACCACGAATTTTTCCTATGTCCTTCCCCAGACTGGTGGCTCCAGAAGTACGTGGGGTGGAAAATTAAACCAGAATTGGAGTAAGACTGATTCAGTCCTTGGAGCAACAGTCCCACTGGGTCTGATTCAGATGTTTGTCGGGACAGCTTCACCAAATTCCTACTGGAAAGTATGTGACGGTTCTGCACTCAACACCTACACCTACAAAGACCTTCACGCAATCATTACCAATAATTACGGAGGGACAGCATTCTCATCCGGTGTGACCGACCAGTCAGGAGTAACGACAACATTTAATCTTCCAGACATGAGAGCCAGAGTCCCCGTCGGGTACAACACCGACGCAAATATCGACATCTCAGGGACTGATGCCACCAAACTTTCAACACGTTCCCTGAACGTCAAAGGGGGGAAAGAAAATGTTGCTCTGACTGAAGCACAACTGGCAAACCATACCCATAATCTGGGTGACACCAGCCACAACCACAACATCACGGAATCGGCACACGGTCACAGCATTGATGCTCACAATGTCACAGAGAATGATCACACCCATTCTTACACTAGCCCCTTGCCAGTTACAGAGCCTGGAAACTCAAGTGCCAGGACTGGAGAAAATCATACTGGTGACGTTGAAATGTACCCAACTGTAAATGGACATACAACAACAGGAGCAAGTAGCACATCAACCGTCAGTGTCGCAAGTCACACCCTTGCCACCAACACAACAGGAATAACCGTCAACGATGCTTCGTTGAGTGTGTCTGCAACACAAGGGACAGGGTCTGACAACGTCCATGAAAATATGGCTCCATTTGTTGTTATTAACTACATAATTCTGGTCGCTTACCCAAGTTAGAGACATGGCAAACTACACCTTCTATGTAACAGTCGCAGGGTCTAAATTTGTGATCGATGGGGTCAGTCAACAGACCGTTGATCTGGGTCATGATCTGACCTACCGATTTGACACCTCAGATAGCACAAACAACGGACATTTATTTAAATTTTCCACAACATCAGATGGGACTCATGGAGGTGGATCTGAATACACAACTGGGGTGACCGTCAACGGTACAGCCGGAACGTCTGGAGCATACACGGAAATTGCGGTAACCAGTTCAACGACAAACCCACTTTATTACTATTGTGCAACGGGTGGACACTCAGGAATGGGTGGACAGGCAAACACAACCAGTGCAGAGTTTGCGAACACCACGGGGGTTGCGTTAAAGAAGCCGATCCTGGCAAATGCAACGGACAAGTGGGGCCAGTTCTCCAACCAGAACCTGGACACCATTTCTGGGAAACTCCCCCAGAGTTTCACATTCCCAACAGGAACAGGGTCCAATACTCAGGTGATTCTTTCCAATGGTTCCGGTGGAACTACTTGGGGAGATGTGGCGTTGACCCCAGAAATCACGGGTCTGACATGGTATTCAGATTCAGGGTATTCATCCACGCTCAGTGCGTCGGAAGCAATCAATATCGATGACGCAACATACCTCAAAGTTTCTGGTAATAATTTAGGTTCATCTGGGGTCTTTAATACTTCTTCTTACGTCCAGATCATTAACACCACCCAATCCAATGCAATAGTCGGGAATAATCAGTCTGGCCTGACGGGTTGTGTGACATCCGCATCTCACCAGTCTGAAACCGAATGGAGGTTTACCATAAATCCAAATGGAGTCGGATCAATATCGGCTGGAGACACGTTAAAGGTCAAAGCCTACACAAGTGGAGGAGAATCTTTATTTGCAACTGGCTACGTCATTTCGGCTGACCCGACCTCCGTGACCACGGTCAACTCAGCAACTATTTCCAATACGGCAAGCGTCGGATCTTTTGGAGGGACAGTCGCAGGAGGAGGTCAGGATTCTAACACAAAACTATTGCTGAATTTTGACCGAAATGGAGGCCAGGACGTTGAGGACTCAAGCAATAATGGAGGATCGGGCCACAAAATCACGGCAACAAACGCAGTCATCAAAGCATCACCTTTTGGGGATGGGAAGTCAGGGATTTACTTTGATGGGAGTGATGATTTATTAGAAATAGATAATAGCACCGATTTTGATATAGGTAGTGGAAATTTTACAGTTGAGTTTTGGCTGTACGATATTGGGATAGCAGATGGTGATGGGTTGTTTACCAATCAAACCACTGGTGGTTTAAGCGGATGGAATATCAGAAGAAGTTCTTCAGAATTAAATTTTAATCAGTGGGGGGGTAGTTCTGTTGAAGTGAATTTCTCTTCTTCAGGTGCAGGAATTGGTAGTTCTAATACTTGGAGACATATTGCATTTGTAAAGAATGGTGATGACTACAGATTTTATATAGACGGCAAAGAAAATGGTCATGCTAATACTGACAATACATTAACCGCTTCAAGTGAAAAATTAAGGATTGGAGACAGTTACGATGGGGCTAACCATTCCAATTGTTACATGGACGAAATCCGCATCGTCAAAGGCAGTGCCGTTTACACCTCAGATTTCACTGTCCCAACCAGCCGACTGACAGCAATCGATAATACCAAGTTGCTGATTCATAGTAATAATACATTTGATGAAATCACAGATAAATACCCCACAAGAACTTCTAGTGCTGTTCAGGAAAATGCAGGAACCACTGGAACGATTTCAAGTCACAGTTTTTCTGCAAGAGCAATAAAAGTTGTTACATCGTCTAACGTCCAATACTACGAATATCCTATAGGAAATATCGGGTTAGGTACTAACGATTTTATGGTGGATTTTTGGATTAAAACAACTGGCTCTGGAACTACTGACAATTGGATTTTTGGTATAGGCACTCCAACAGCCTTGGCTGGTGCAGATTTCTTTGGGTTTAGAGATGATGGAGGTGATGGCACTGACGTTAGGTGGAACAATGCTTATAAAATTGACGATGGATCTAATAGCGTAGGTGACAACACTTGGGAACACTGGGCTGTCATGAGAAGTGGCACAACATTGGCTACATACAAAAATGGCGCACGACAAGATGCAACTGGCACTGCAAGTGATATGACATCAATTGATGTTGATAGTGCTGTATTAAGATTTGGGCATATTGCAGGAAGTGCCTCACTCACAAATTATATTTCTGAATTCAGAATTGTTGTAGGAGAATCGATCTGGACGCATACGGATAGCTCTGGAACATTAATGACATCCAGTTATAACACCACCTCTACTGATAGTAATGCTACGACATTACTCCCTTCTAACGCTAGTAACATTAAGTTTTTATACACAGGTAGCCATAGGATTGTAGACAGTGCAACAACTGGGACAACCCATAGCATAACCTCAAATGGTGCAGGACACGATCAGGGCCACGGAGGGATCGCCTCTGCGATGACGTTCCCTGCAAGCAAGAAGGCAACTGGAAGTGCTGGGATGTATTTTGATGGAGATCAGGATCATTTAAATCTTTTAGACTCATCAACCCAGAATGATATTGCTACCACATGGAACACTGGTAGTTGGAGTTTAGATTGTTGGCTCTACATGACTGCCTATCCTGCCGATGGCAAAGGTTTTTCAATATTAGGCACAACAGATGGGTTAACCTACGGAACTGACATTGGCTACCATAATGCAACCTCTGGAGGTACTGGTTATTGGGGCTGGATACAGGACAGTTCTTTTGGGCCAGAAACAGATCAAACTACTGACACTCCTGCATTAAATACATGGATGCATCTGCTTTTTGTGCTGAGTTGGTCAGGCACAACAATGTCCATGAAGGTTTATAAGGATGGGAAATATTTAGGAAGCCAAGGTTTTGCTTCAGGATCGACTGCACAGAAAACTCTAAGTAGTTACAATTCAGTTGATTACATGAATATTGGAGCAAACGCTTATTATAGTGGTGGTGGTGGTACAGGGACATCTGCTAACAGAAAAAATTGGAATGGTTACATAGATAATTATCGCTTTAGTGCTGGGAATGTAACCGCAGACTCATCTGACCCACTTTATACCAATAGCCAAACCAGTACATCTTCCAACAATTTTGTTTCTGGATTACCCACCCAAATCTACGGAGCTTATCAATCCGACACCATCGACACCGTCACCCTGTCCGGAACGGCAGGGACTGGTGGAGGATACGTAACCTTCAATAACGCCACGCTTTCCGGCCAAACTGAAACCACATCAGCCCTACCAGCCGGACTGACACTTAACGAAGCAGAGTCCACCGACAATCAGGCTACCATCACGGGAGACCTGACTGCATCGTCTGGTCAACACGCTATCAATCTGGTGGCCCGTGCAACCAGTGACGGGACCAACGCCAACATCGATCCCAACCGGAAACAGGCTTATTCCCATACGATCACCAAAGCATCTGGGGGTGCGCCAGTGCTATTTAGCGCACGAAGGTATATGGGTACGGGCGCAGTAAGAGATATAAATGAATTTGGCCTAGCCCCAGATTTAGTGTGGTTTAAAATCAGAAGTCAAGCCTACCATCACGCACTTTTTGATTCAGTCAGAGGTACAGCGAAGTTTTTAGAATCCGACCGGGATGTTGCTGAAAACACATCCAACACCGATACATTGACTGCATATAATGCAGATGGTTTTGAGTCAGGGGCTGATGGCACATGGTATCTTAATAAAGTAGATGAAAAATATATAGCATGGGGATGGAAGGCTGGTGGTGCGCCTGTTTCAATTACATCTGGGTTAACTGGTGCTTCTAGCGTAACTCAATCCGCATCATCAACAACTGGATTCAGTATCACAAAATATACTGGGGCATCTTCAGGAAGTATTGAATTCCCTCATAATTTAGGGGGTACTCCAGAATGGATTTTAATTAAAAAATTAGATGGAACTGGCTCATGGCTTACTTACCATAAGGACTTAGGTACTGGATATAACATCTTTTTAGACACAAATTCTGCTAGAACTGGTTCAACTCCAAATGGTTATTTTGGTACACAAACATCAACAAATATTGTACTGACCGCAGGAGGTTCAGGAAACTCTTTATTTGGTGGGGGAGATTACATCTGCTACGCATGGAAAGCGGTGTCAGGCGTGAGTGCGTTTGGGACGTATGAGGGAACAGGGGGTGCTTGGACATCTGGTAATAATGGTGGGGCGCAAGATATAGGTTTTAAGCCTAGATTTACTATGGTTAAAAATATTGATGCAGATGGAAGTTGGGAGATCCACGATTCGTTTAGAGATGAAAGCGACACAAAAACTACTGGTGTATGGGCTGATGGTGATTGGGCTGAAATAGATAATTCAATATACACAATTGTGTATGATACTAATGGCTTTAAATTTACATTAGCTTCAACAAGCGCAAACCAAAACCAAAGTGGTAAAACCTACATCTACTGTGCCTTCGCATAGACATGGACCATCACTTCCCCCCAAATCCGGCTGATCAATACTACAACTATCAACCCCGAAACTACATGGAGACACCAATGCCAGATGTCGGTCAAATTTCTTCAATAATCATGGATCTGGGCATCCCAGCGTGTGTGATCTTTGCCAGTTTCTGGTTCATACGTTTTCAGTCCATTGAAGCCCGTAAAGAGAGGGAGAATTTTTGGGCTAAAGACGAAGAACATGATAATAAACTTTTAGAAATGGTGCAGAAAAGTAGTGATGTCCATCTGCAAGTAAAGATAGCAATCGAACAAATGACCCAAGCAATTAAGGATTCAGCCCAGTGGAAACGATAGTCGAAAAGAAAACAATAAAAGGTAACGGTAAAGGTTCAGAAGTAACCGTCAAAGAGAAATTAGTTTTAAGGCGTTCTAATTTTAGATTCGTCTTAGCAATTCTCATCCTAGCAATTTATGGATTTACCATTTATTCGTTAATGTACTCTGAGATCAATATGGATGATAAGGTTTCGACACTTTTGGTATCCGTAATCTCAGCATTGACCGTGTTAATATCTCAGACAGGCTCATTCTTTTTTTCAGATAGTAACGCTGATTCTAATGATACAAGTGATCCCAATAACCCTGATGAAGAAACTAAGGAGGAAGTAAATGGTTCCAGCCCTATTGCTTAACGTAATACAGAGCCTGATCGTCGATTCTGCGACTACACTGGCAAAAGAAAATGTGACTAAAATGATGGAAGATAATCTGAGCGAAGATCAGATGAAAATGATTGATGCCGTCGTTGACGAAATGCCTGAGAATAATCTGAAGTCAGTCAAGGATTTCTTCTCATGAAAAAGAAAAAAAAGTGTCCTAAATGCGGAAAAACTAAATGCAGTTGTAAATATTAATCATGAAGCTGAGTCCTAATTTTTCGCTTGCCGAAGTGTGTAAATCACAAACGGCACAACGGCATGGGATATCAAACCTTCCTGAATACAGTGAGGACGGTCATCAGACGATTATCAGCCTGACTGCACTTGCCCAGAAGGTTCTTCAGCCAGTTAGAAATACCCATGGTCGGACTGACATCAATTCTGGCCTGAGAGTCCCAGCCCTAAACGCCATCATCACGGGCAACCCAGACTCTAAGTCCCAGCATCAGTTTGGGGAAGCGTGTGATATTGAGTGTCCTGCCATCTCAAACATTGAATTAGCCCGATGGATTCAGGCAAACCTGGAGGTGGATCAAGGAATTTTGGAGATGTGGGTCAAGGGGGACAAAATCGACAAAGCCCCACACTACGGGCGTTCAGGCTGGATTCATGTGAGCTACAAGGCCAACGGTGAAAACCGAAACAAGTGGATGACGGCATCCCGTCAGGACGGTAAGGTCGTTTATGAGGACGGGATTCAGGAATAATGGGAAAACTTTTAGGGCTTGACATCCCCCCAGGATTCTACCGGAACGGCACTCAATATGAAGTGTCGGGCCGATGGTATGATGGGAACCTAGTCCGTTTCTCAGAAGGAAGACTTCGGCCCATCGGTGGCTGGACCCGTCTTTCTGAGACCCAGTTCACTAACCCGATCAGGCGTATTCACTCCTACCGGACCTCACTAGGGATCAGGTACATCATCGTCGGTTCTCCAAAAGAACTCCAAATCTGGTCCAGTGATCTCTCAGCCGACACTCAGGCATACTTTTATGACATCACCCCTACGGCTGGGACTCCAGCCCCTGACTTTGTCAATAAGACCGATTTCACAGTTTCAGGGTTAGGATACGGCACCTTCGACTATGGGGGGGAACTGTTCCAAAACTTCACGGCTGATGTAAGTTCAGACACGCTGACGTTCCCGTCAGGCACGGATCTGTCCCAACAGGAAACGGGGTCCGTGGTCATGGTCTCAACCAGTTCAGTCCTTCCGGCTGGGTTAACGGGAAACACAAAATATTATCTTCATGCGATTGACACTGGGAACCAGACTGTAAAGCTGGCTTCGTCATTGTCAGACGCAACAGCCGGAACAGCCGTAAATATCACCGACACGGGGACCGGAACTCATGACATGACCGTCATGGGAGGAGAATATTACGGGACTCCCAGAGAACCAGTCCAGGCTGATGTCGGAGTTCCAGTGTGGCACATCGATAACTACGGGGATGACATCATTGCGTGTCATTCGGCCCAAGGAAATATCTATTTCTGGGACTCTTCATCTGCATCTTTTTCCGACACTAACCAGTCGGCAACACTGGCAACCCAGTTGGCAAACAGCCCCACGGGTTGCACCGGAGTCCTGGCAACCCCTGAAAGGTTTATTTTTGCGTTATGCCCGTCAGGTGATGGAAGAACCGTCCAGTGGTGTTCCAAGGGGAACCCAACAGACTGGACCCCGACCAACACCAACACGGCTGGATCGATCACCATCCAGACCCGTGGAGAGATTATTGCCGGACGCAAATCCAGGTACGGAACCGTCATCTTCACAACAGCCGACGTTTGGCGTTTTTCCTATGTTGGAAGCCCACTCCAATATTCAGCCGAAAGACTGACTGAGGGTCAGGGACCACTGGGGCCAAATGCCATCGGTGGCTCATCTGACATCCTGGCCTGGATCACCAATGGTCAGAGGTTCATGAGCTACCAAGGTGGATACATTAAAGAATTGGAATGCACCGTAGCCGACCACGTTTTCAGTGATCTCAATTATGAATTAGAGGGGTTAGTCTACGCTGGACACAACCCACAATTCGGGGAAATCTGGTGGCTCTACCCGAAGGCTGGAAGCTCAACCAATGATCGATATGTCGTTTGGAGCTACAGAGAAAATCACTGGGTCACTGGTGAACTGAACCGATCCGCATGGGATGACTCTGGTGCCATCGGTTTCCCAATTGCGTCAGGGACTGATGGTTACATCTACAAACATGAGATCCAGTTTGATCCGGCTGGGACGCTGAACCGTGGTCCGGCTGTAACCACACCGACCTCCATTTTTGATGTTTCGTCAACCAATCGGATCATGGCAAAGGGGATGGCAACGGAGCCAACTTCGGAAGAACATTTTTGTTTTGCTGAAACAGGAGCAATCAGCATTGGTGATGGTGATAGAATGGTTCACATCAACCAAATTATTTCTGACTCTGATGCCGGAGATAATGGTCTCAGGTTGAAAATTAAAACGAATAAAACACCTGACAAGGAAGGCAACCTGAATGGCCCCTATAAGCTGGAGAACGATGGCTACACTGACGCACGGGTTCCAGTCGGAAGATCCGCATATTTTAGGGTGGAATCACCATTTGATCAGGAGTGGAGACTGGGCCGGATGAGACTGAACGTCGCAGGAGGTGAGCGTCGATGAGTACCTTACCGAATCCACCAGTAGACTATGACCAAACATACTTTTATGACCTTGCATCAGAAATCCGAAACAACGATGTACGCACCATGAAGATTGACGGGGACAACGTCCTAAAGG